CGGGAGGATCAATCGATGGCCGGAAGCGCCATGACATTTACGGAAGTGACATACGGGACCATCAAGAAAATCAAGGCGGCCTGGGTCTCGGATGATGCGACCGGCGCGGTAAGCGGGACAACCGCGAACTACTACGACGGCAGGCTTATCGGGGCCGTAACCGTTCCAGACGGTTCCGCCGCTCCAACAGACAACTACGACATTGCCGTGAACGATTCAGACGGCGTCGACGTCGCTCTGGGGGCGTTGGCCGACAGGGATACGATGAACACGGAATACAGGGCGGAAGCATCCATGGCGGGCGTCGCCAACAGCAAACTGACCATTGCCGTAACGAACGCCGGGAATTCCAAAAAAGGCGCCTTGTATCTCTACATACGGTAACGGAGGCGAAAGGGAGTTCACCTATGGATACTTCAAACTGGCTCCTGGTTATCTCGATAGGGATCGGCATTGCCCAGGGGATCATCATTGTCCAGAACAAGTCCTTCAAGGAAGAAATCAGGCAGCTGTGGGATCGGGCGGACTCGCACGGCCACAAGATCGAGTGCGACGCCCAAGAGTGCAAAGCCAGGACGACGGCGGTCATCATCAACGAGGGATAACTGTACATGCTGACATTGAGGGATCGCATAAAACTGCATGAAGGATTGAGGCTCCAGCCATACCTCTGCCCGGCCGGCGCCTGGACCATCGGCTACGGGCACAAGATACGTAAACACGAAAAATTCACGAGATTGACCATCGATCAGGCGGAACGGCTTCTCGACAGGGATATTGAAACCGCGGAGGCGGAAGCGAGATCCATGTTTATCGACAGCAAGTACAAGAACTTCACGAAAAATCGATGGGACGTTCTGACAGAGCTGGTCTTCAACCTCGGTCTGACGAGGTTCAGGGGATTCAAACGGATGATTTCCGCGATCGACGGGGGCGATTGGCAACAAGCGGCGGCTGAGCTCGAAGACTCAAAATGGTATCGGCAGGTAGGACCCAATCGCGGAGACACTTTGGTGTGCCTTCTTCGCGAAGGTTAAGTGACGACATTGCAGCACAAAAAAAGGGAGGATTGAAAGTGAAAAACTGGAAAACGACGGCATCGGGCATATTGGCGGCATTGGGGATGATCTTTCCTTTGTTCGGAATTCCGGCGGAAGTTGGAAACGCGGTAAGCACGCTCGGTCTTTTTCTGATCGGCCTTTTCGCCAAGGACAGCAACGTCACGGGCGGCAGTGTGAGCCAATGAAAAGATTTCTCGCAGCGCTCGTCATTCTTGTGGCGGCAACTTCGGCGCAGGCGTGGGCGACTGTCGGCGATGTCATGGCAGGCACATCCGAGGTCACCCTGCAATGGGAGCCATCCATCGACCACGACTACATCACCGGCTACCGGCTTTACTACGGTCCAGCGACTGGTCAATACACCACAAAGATCGAGGTCGGCAAGGTCACGACTTATACGATTTCACTGCCGGACGGGACCTATTTCATGGCTCTGACCGCTTATGACGACCGCGGGCTGGAGTCGGCCTATTCCAACGAAGTGAGCACAACGATCAAGACGAGCATCCGACCGCCCAAGAACCTGATCATCTTTTCAGTGACCATCTTGAACGGGACGGCGAAGGCACAGGGGCGGTGAGATGGATGTTTGGGGCGGCGCGTACAAGCGATTCATGATGGTTTCCGGACCGGAAACGGAGCCGGTCTCCCTGGCCGAACTCAAACTGCATCTGCGGCTCGATTCGGGGAGCTTCGCCGAAAATATAGACAGCACCCAGAGCATCGCCCCGGGAAGTCACGCGACGACGTCAGGATACGGGCTGACCGGAACCACTGTAGAGATTCTCGGGTATCAAACTGTTGTCTATCTGAAAGCCGGGGAAAATGGAATGGGCGGGACCGTTGACGTCAAAGTCCAGGAATCCGACGACAACAGCGCCTGGGTTGACTGGACAAACGGCGCTTTCACCCAGGTAACGACCGCGAACGACCATGCAACCTATGAAAAAGCCTACACCGGCTCGAAACGGTATATCCGCACCGTCGCCCGGATTCTTGTCGCGGCCTGCGACTTCGGTGTCGACATCGTCCGGCTCGCCCCAACAACGGCGGAGGACGCACTGTTGAATGACCTCATCACGACGGCACGGGAACGCGTCGAAGAAATAACAAAAAGAGCGTTGATCACGCAGACCTGGGACTACTGCCTGCCGCGATGGCCTGACGGCGACTGCATCGAGCTCCCCTTCGGGAACCTGCAATCGGTGGAATCGATCACCTATAAGGATACCGACGGAACGATCAACACACTTCCGGCCGGCGATTACATCATCGAGCCAAACGGCGAGCTAATCGGGCGGATCGTCCTTGTCTACGGGAGTTCCTGGCCTTCCGCTGCGCTCTACCCGGCGAACCCGATAACGATCAGGTTCGCCTGCGGGTGGGCTTCCGCCTTGGTCGTGCCCAAGCGGATCAAAACAGCGATCAAGATGATCTGCGCGGACCTGTACGCGATGAGAGGCGAGCCGGTGGTGGGACAGACGGTCACCGAGGACAAATCGGTGCAACGGCTGCTGGCGAGCATGAGGCTCTGGGAGGAGTTTTGAGATCCGGCAGACTGGACAGGCGCATCACGCTGCAGCGCAAAACGGTCGTTGAAAACAGCTATGGCGAGCCGATCGAAACTTGGGTGGACTTGGCGACGGTGTGGGCGGAATACCTGCCTGCCGGGGGCGTCGAACGATATGCCGCCACACAGATGGTGGCCGAAGCCGACACGAGATGGCGGATACGGTACAGAGCGGACCTGACCCCGGTCGACCGGCTCATTTACGCGGGAAGAATACATGACGTCACAGGGGTGGTGGAAATTGGACGCCGGGAAGGGCTGGAAATCTATTCGAAAGCGAGGGCGGAGTGATGAATGGGCATGGCTCGTTTTCGTTTGAGCTGAAGGGTGTGAAGGAATTGACAAGGCTTCTGGACCAGCTGCCGACTGTGGCCATGAAAAAGACGGTCCTCAGAAACGCGTTGAAAAAGGCGGGAAATCCGATCGCCGAAGCGGCCAGGGCGAACGTGCCGGTCGTGACGGGCGGTCTGCGGGATTCGATCAAGGTGTCCCCGAGTCTGAAACCTTCACAGAGGAAGGGAAGACAGGACCGCTCGGTGGTGACCGTCTATGTCGGCTCGTCGTCCCCCGTCGCCCACCTCGTGGAATTCGGGACCGTCGAGAGGAATCTCGACGAACCTCGGCTCGTCAAACTCGGAGATCGCTGGATCAGGATCACGACAACCGGCTTTGTCTCCCCGAACCCATTTCTCCGGCGAGCCTGGCACGCGATGAAAATTCCCGCCTTGGGGATCTTCGCCGACGAGATGAAGAATGAACTCTACAAATCGGCCGGGAGACTGGCGAAACGGGCGGCGGCGGGCAAACTTTCGAAGGCGCAGGTAAGAGGACTGAGCAAGTGAGCGCGGAAAATATCGAAGAGGCGATACATGAGATACTCGTTGCTGACGCGACCGTGAAGGATCTCACGACCAGGTGCTACCCCTCGACGCTGCCGCAGGATCCCACCTATCCGCTCATTCTCTACATGCGGGTGTACGGCGCCGGGGAAAACGCGCTGGAAGGGCCGGTGGGAATGGCGAACCCACACTTTCAGATCGAGGCATGGGCAAAGACATACGCCGCAGCCAAGGCTCTGGCCAAGGCGGTGAGGAACGCCCTGAACGGGTTCCGTGGGACAAGCGGGACGGTCCGGATAGGATCGTTTCTGATTCAATCGGAACGGGATGTCTACGAGCCGGCGGTAGCCTGTCACCGGATCATCATGGATTACTCGATATGGCATGACGAATAGAACAAAGGAGGAAACGCAGCATGGCTATTGAATCTCAAGGGACAAAAATCGAAATGGGGACCGGGTCCGGCGGAGCCGAAACGATCACGGCCATTGCACTGGGCAACCCCACGATCCTGACATCGGCGGCTCACGTCCTGGTAAACGGCGACATCGTGACCCTGTCCAATTTCGGGGGGGATGACGCGGGTGATATCAACGGCCGGGTGTGCATCGTCAGTCACGTCACCACGGACACATTTGCCGTAAACTTCGATTCGACCGGGAAAACGATCACGGACAACACCGATGCGGCCTTGGCCACGCCAGTCACGTGGACGGAAATCGGTGAGGTCACAGACTTCGGCGGCCCGGACGGCACGGCCTCCGAGATCGACACGACCCATCTCGGGTCGACGGCGAAGGAATTCCTGATGGGGCTGCCCGATGAAGGATCCATTTCCCTGTCCATCAACTGGGAA